ATGTCTGTGGGCTTCATCCTTGTATCTCCATATTGACAATATGTTACGCCTTGTCTTGGAAGATCCGCCATTATAGGCATCTTTCTAAGCATCCCTCTAGGATTTTCTATAAAAAAATAGGTGGGGTTAAAATGCTCAATTATTTCAAGGGTTTTTTGGACTAGTTGTAGACCAAATTTAGCTCTGGGGTTTTTGGGGACGTAATCATCGCCGACCTTAGTCCAGTTTTTACCAATGGCAGCCACGCTAAACGCAGTACATGGACAAGATGCCCAAATGATGTCTGGCTTAAAAGGGATTTTTGTTGGGTCAAAATCCAAAATGTCGGTAACGTAATCTATTCCACCGAATTGCTCAATGTCGCTTGAGTAAACGTCAAAAGCAAGTCTATCAGCTACTTTGCCAATAGACCTGCTTCCTGCAAACAGCTCTAATACTTTCATTTATAATTCGTTTATCATATTGGCAATAGCTTCTATCAAATCATCTTTGGTCATAGGCTCTTGACCTTCCTCGTCAGCGTCCCAGCTACCGTTCCAATCTAGTTCATAAGCTAGTTCCATTAACTCATCTCTATTAAGTTCTTGTAAATTAACTTTACTTAGGTCAATGTTTTGAAATACTTGTTTTGTAATAATGTGAACTAAAAGTTCTTGTGCTTCTTCTATCTGATATTGCTGAATTGGCGAAATATCACCTCCAACAGTCATATATTTTTCATGTAAAGCAGCAAAAATTGATTCTGTTGATGCTTCAATCATTTTGATAGCATCGATTTTGATTTGTGATTTTAGTGGTTTCATTTTGTTTAATTTGTTTGTATGATATAAAATTGTTCGTTGTACCAGTGAATAAAAGTAACGTCTTCGCCATTGTACTTATTGTTCTCAATCCAAAGTTCTTCTTTCATGTAATTATTAGCATCATTGATTGATACTATGTCTGATTTAAAAAAGGTTTTTTCGCCCTCTGATTTAGCAAACTCTTGTAACAATGGTTCTAACTTTGTGATGTCATTGTCCGATGTGTATTCACTTCGTTCAAGTAATAAGTGGAATTTTGTGTTCATGTTTTAGGTTTTTTGTTTGTATTAAAGTTTAAAAATATATAAAAGTTTTTGTCCCACCAAATTTTTGTTAGGTTTTTGTCAAAGATTTTTGTGGGTTTTTTGGGGAGTTTTTGAATAGGGTTTTTGGCACAGATTTTTGGCATGACATAGGATCTTCAAATGGCAAAATCAATGGCACAACATCAATGTTGCAACATGGACTTATTAGCCATATATTGACAATATGAACAGAATCAATTTAAACGTCCTTTTTAGACGTTTCTAGCCTGTTTAATATGTTAGTAAGGTAGTTACATTATTTTGTATTTTTAGTGTCTTATTTTGGATTATTTTGCCAAATATTCGTTTTGCTTAATTTGGGCTATCCTTTCGGCTAAATATTCAGTATTATAAGATTGAAACGCTATACCTCCGCCAAATTGTTTGTTATGGAATTTACGCCCTCCTAATTTGCGACCTAAAAAAAGGGCTCTTTCGTATGTGTCCGCCATTTGTAGGTAATGAACAACAAAACGAGGGTTGCCGTTTGTGTCGTTGTTAATTCGTGTAAACATTGTTAAATATTTTGGTTAATATAAAAGCCCAAATTAATGGGCCTTTATTTCGGCTACATTTTAAGCCTCGTCAGTTAACCTAATTCAGGTACTAAATTTTCAACCTCGTCAATACTTATTTTATGGCAACCAACCGACAAAAAACCGTCTTTTATGCCGTTATATGTAAAGTCGCCAACATGTTGACCTATTTGTAAAGTATTATTTTTTAGACGTTGGTAAGCCAATAAAAATACATTTTTGGACATTTTTACGCCTCCTGACGTTTCAACGTTGTCAGTTTCTTTGTTATATCGTAAAAAATATTGACCTAAGTTATAAATTGACGAAACTTTAAACGCTTTAAATTCTAAAATGTCGTCTTTTGCCTTTTCTAGTCGTTTTTGTTCGGCTTTTCTTTGGTTCTCGTCTTTTTTTATTTGCCATGTTTTGAACTCCTCCGAATTTTGGTATTCAAATATCCAATTGGTTAGCTCGTTGTATCTATTTTGTAGCGTTTGATAATCCCATAAAAACTGACTCAAGCCAAAAAAAGAAACGTACTTTTCAAAAATGTCAATCGCAATTTTAGTTTGTTCTATATATCCGTTTTTTAATTTAGTTGCTTTTATTCCCTTTTGTTGACTATCCTTTGCGTATTCTAAATAACTTTTTAAGTTCTCGCAATGTGCGTTTGTTGAGTTCTCGATATCATTGAAAAAACTTTGTACTTTAAAAAATTGAACATTTGCGGGTATTGAACGCCAAACAAGTGTTTGTTGTTTACTTGTTGAGTTAGAATAGTGCCTATCGTTAAAAAATACGCACTTTTGCCCGTCTTTGTTGGTTACGTGTTGAGCTAATTTAAAGTGATAGCCGTATGAATAGATACTATCGTATTCAAAAAACATATTTGAGCCTTTGCCATGTGTTTGAGTTTGATTTGCCCAAACGTGTGTCAATTCGGAGTTATTAAATTTTGTTTTCATTGTATTTATTTTTAGTTTATTTTCATAAGTACGTTACCTGTTTCGCTTATAACCTCCAATGTGTCGGTTTCTTTTATTGAGTCATAAACGTATTCAAAGTCTTCAAGGTTTTCGAATAGTTCGCCATTGTTATATAATTCAATGGCTAGCTTGTCGGCTTCATCTTGCGTTGTCGCTTCAACAAATTTTATACTACTTGTCCAAATAGTACAAAGTTGGTCAAGCTGTACTCTAAATTCCTTTTTTTGTTGTGTTGTGTTTGTCATTGTTTTTGGTTTTATTTGTTTGTTATTTCTTGCCATATTGTTTTGACAAGGGTTAAAAATAGAGTTCCAATAATTAAGTAAATGATAAATGAAATTAGGCTCATGTTATTTTATTTTAGTTAGTAAATAATCTGTGAATACTTTAGCCATGTTACCTAATATCAAGGTAAATAAAGCTAAGGAGTAAAACATTAAAAAGGTGTCAAGGTGTTGCATAAAATTGTTTTTGTTTGTTATTAATAGGACCTAAAGATATGTAAACAATTGCAAACAATTGCAAATAAATAAAAGTATTTTGTTAAATATTTGTTAAGGTATATATATAATTACTAAGTATATTATTATCAATTGTTTAATTAGTAATTATATATTATATTAATAATGGTATATTATAGTAGTAATATTATATTACTATATTAATATACTATTATAGTAGTAAGTATATATTAATACAATAAGGTGAACGGTTTTTACTTTTTGCCTTTGAGTCACTTATCAATCATTAAATATTTACGCTTAACTTAGCACACTAAAACACCCAAAATGATCCACCGAAACGATAGGGGACAAGCACCGATAATAATTATTATGTTAAGTGATAGGGGAGACCACTCCCCCACTCGACCCCCTACCCACTTTTTTAGCGTCCCCTACCCTATCATGCCCTTGTGCCCCCCAATATTCTGATATAAAACAATGATTTTAACATTTTTAAACATTTGACACACCAAAAGGTATAATATGAACGCACAATTCAAGGAAATAGCTAAAGAAGCTTTTATCATAGCTTACAAGGAGAACTTTGGCAATATCACTATATCATGTGAGGCTTCTGGAGTCGGTAGGACGCAGTATAAGACTTGGTTGAAGGATGATCCTGACTTTGCTAAGAGATTAGCTGAAATCGAGCCTGAGGAGATAATGCTTGACTTTGGCGAACAAAAGCTGATGGAGAGGATTGCTAGGGGTGACACCTTAGCAACCATGTTCTTGTTGAAGACTAGAGGCAAGAGAAGAGGATATATCGAGAAGACTGAGGTTGCTCATGAAGGAGATGTGGTTAAGCAAATTACAGTCAACGTAGTTAAACCGAATCAAATTGGAGATATTATGAAGCAAATAGACGGAGATGAGCACAAAGCGTTACCACAAGGTGAGATAATTAACTTTGATACGCAAACAGAGCCAGGAATGATTGTACCAGCTTACAAGGCTGGGGAGAGTGATGAAATACCACTTTATAACCATAATAAAGGGGAATTATTGGATATTAACGAAGACGGAGAGTATGAAGAGTAACCACAATAGCCTTATTTCGCATTTTAAGACGATTCTAAGGCTTTTAATACTAGGAGTAGTACTATGTGTCCATTTTATATTTAAAGGGCTTAAATGAGCCTTAAAATAGCAAATAGGATAGACA